CTGGTTCCCCGGCTTGATCGACGGCGCGCCCGACACGCTGATGGGCTCGCCCTACGTCATCAATCAGGCCATGTCCTCGATGACGTCGACGGGCAAGTCGATCCTGTTCGGGGATTTCTCCAAGTACTGGATCCGCGACGTGCGGGACTTCACGCTGCTCCGCTTGGATGAGCGGTTCGCGGAGTTCCTGCAGGTCGCGTTCATCGCGTTCATGCGGACGGACGGGGATCTGCTCGACGCGGGCACCCATCCGATCCAGGGCTACCAGAACGCAACCGCGTAGGCCCTGAACAGTCTGACGCGGGGAGTCCAACGGCCTGGGGGACTTCCCGCGTGGGTTTCGATCACATGGGGGGCACGTTCATGGATCTCATCGCGGCCTTCGCGCGCCGCCACGCGCGCCGGATCGTGCAGAACGGCCGCGCCGTGCTCACGACCAACGGCGATCCGCTGCTGGTGGCCGCCTTCGCCCATCTCGGCTGGACCGATCCTCACGACGACGCCGCCCCCGCGCCAACGCCCACGCACCAGTTGGAAACCACCGTCGAACCCGAAGCACCCGAGCGCGCCGTGCTCCCGCGCCCGAAGAAGGCCCACCACCGATGATCACCTACCCGCGCCCGGCGCCGCCACATCGGGCGACGAAGCTCATCACGGCCCCGGTGCTGGAGCCTTTCACGCTGGAAGAAGCCAAGCTCCACTGTCGCATCGACCTCGATGACGACAACGCGAACGTCCTGAAGTGGATCAAGGCGGCCCGGCGGAAAGTCGAACAGGACACCGGCCGCGCCCTACTGACGCAGACGTGGGATCTCTTTCTCGACGCGTTCACCCCGTGGGGCTGGGGCGCCTACAGTTATGCGGCGAACTTGCCGGGGTATCCGCGCTACGGCGCCCGCGACACGATCGGGATCCCGTATCCCCCGTTGGCCTCGGTCACCTCGATCAATCAGACGGACACGGCGGGGAACGAAACCGTGTGGGCCGCGAGTAACTACGTCGTCGACACGGCGAGTGAACCGGGCCGCGTGGCCTTGAGTGACAGCGGCTCGTGGCCCACGGGCCTGCGGCTCTTTCAGCCGGGCCGGATCCGCTTTGTCGCCGGCGCGACGAGCGTGGACGGGATCCCCGGCGATCTGCGCCAGGCGGTCGCGCTCTTGATTGCCGTCTTCTCGGAAAACCGCGAGCCGCCGCTCTTGCGGCGCGGGGAGACGGCCGCCTCGCTCTATGAGGACATGATCGCGACCTACACGATCTTCACGGCCGCATGAACATCGGCGCGCTGTTTCATCGGGTGCGCCTGGAGAACCCGGGCCCCCCGGTCGCGGATGGCGATGGCGGGTACACGGAAGTCTGGACGGCGCTGACCCCTTCGCCCGTCTGGGCCTCCATCGTACCGGCCACCGCCCGTGAACTCGAACGCCTCGTGGCGGGGACGGTCCAGGCGTCGGCGACGCATGTGGTCCGGGTGCGCTTTCACCCGCAGATCACGACCGAGACGCGCCTGACCTACGGCACACGGGTGTTCAGTGTCACAGGCATCCAGAACACGGACGAGAGCGACATCGAACTCGTGTTGACGTGTCAAGAGGTGGTCCAGTGATCAGCGGGAACGTGACGTGGAGCGGTCTGGACGAACTGCAGGCGGCGCTTCGCACCCTGCCGAAAGAGTTGGCGGACGAGGCGACGGGCATCGTGTGGGAGACCGCTGACACCGTGGCGCGCGAGATCGCCGCGGCCTATCCCGTGCGGGCGACCGGCTTGACGCCCGGCCCGACGCGGAAGAGTCCGTGGTATGCGCCCGGCTTGCTGCGGAAGGGCGTCAAGGTGACGCGCTCCCGGCCCGGCGACGCCGTGACGAGTGCGACGGTGATAAACACCAACCCGCTGGCGTTGATCTTCGAGTTCGGGACGCAGGCCCGACACAACACACTGGGCGCGAACCGCGGGTCGATGCCCCCCGGCCATGTGTTCATGCCGCGGTACTACCGCGCCCGGGCGCGGATGTATCTGCAACTGAAGCAGCTGCTCGTCACGCACGGCTTGATCGTCACCGGCGAGGCGGCCTAGATGGCCGACAGTTCCGAAGTCGACGCCGCGCTCACCGCCAAATTGCTGAACGACGCGACCCTCATGGCCCTGGCGGTGGACGGCGTGTACTTCGATGAAGCCGCCCAGGATGCGACGGCGTTCGTGGTGATCTCGCTCATTGACGAACACGACGAGCCGATGTTCAACGGGCGGGCGTTTGAAGACGCGCTCTACCTCGTGAAGTTCGTCTCACAAGGATCCAGCGGCGTGAACGCGAAGACGGCCGCAGCGCGGATCGACACGTTGCTCGATTATCAACCGCTGACGATCACCGGTTATAGCCACATGCTGACGCGGCGGGAAGCGCGGGTGCGGTATCTCGAAGTCGACAGCAAAGACGCTTCCTTGCGATGGCAGCATCGCGGGGGCCAATACCGAATCGTCGTGAGTCCGTGAGTCTGCCGACGCTCACCATCGTCGTGCCGACCATCGGCCGGTTGCCAGGCCTGCAGCATACGCTCGACTCGATTGCGCGCCAGGCGCTCGTCCCCGGCGACCGCGTGCTCGTCGTCCTCGATACGTATCAGGAACCGCCCAAGCCGCATATTCGCGCGCTCGTCGCCACCTACGGCTTTGAGTATCACGAGCACGACGGCGGGACGCATTTCTTCGGCAACCCGCAACTGAACCACGCGATGACCGTGGCGACGGCGGACCCGGCGACGACGACGGACTTCTTCTGTGCCTTGGGCGATGACGACGTCTATGTCGACGGCGCGCTGGCGCGGATCCGCTGGCAGCTCAAGCCGGGCTGGGTGGGCCTCGTGCAGTTCTACTCGCCGCCCTTTCCCACCCCGGACGGGCCGCGCCGCTTGGTGCTCTGGGATGACCGCGTCCTGAAACAAGCGCACATCTCTGGCTGCTGCCTGATCGCGCCGACGGCGTCTCTGGTGCCCGTGAAGGCCGAGCGCCGGATCGAGGTCGACTTCGACTGGATCCAGGACGTCGTCGCCAAGACCGGTCACGGGCCGTTGTGGATTGACGACTGCGTCATTCTCGCGCGCCCGCGCCTCGTCGACGGGCACCCCGTCCGGACACTGGCCGCCATGCGGAGCGGCTTAAAGCTGCTGGTCGTGCATCCCGGCGCGTCCTGGTCGACGGCCGACGTCGAAGCGGGCCTGCGGTACGGCTTGGAAGCGCACGGCGTCACCGTCGTCCGGTATCGGCTCGACGAGCGGATCGACCGCGCGCGGACGTGGCTGCATACGGCCTGGCGGCGCACGAAAAAAGCGCACCCCGCGATCGAGAAGCCCTCGACCGCCGACGTCTTCTACCACGCGGGGATTGGCGTCCTCGAAATGGCGCTCCGGCATCAGGTCGACGCCGTCGTGGTCATCAGCGCCATGTTTCTCCATCCCGACGTGATCGTGCTCCTGCGCCGGGCGGGCGTGAAGGTGACCGTGCTTTTCACCGAATCGCCGTATGACGAAGTCCACGAACTCCCGATCGCCAAGCTCGTGGACGGTGGGTGGACGAACGAACGCAGCGCCGTCCCGGCGTTCCGTGCGGTGAATCCCCGCATGGGCTATCTGCCCCACGGCTGGCACCCCGAACGCCACCGGGGCGATCCGCAACCGGGGGACGAGGCCGTCGCCGCGCATGACGTGGTGTTTGTCGGCTCGGCGTTTCACGAGCGGGTCGCGTGGCTGTCGGCGATTGACTGGACGGGCATCGACCTCGGCCTGTACGGATCGTGGGACGCGCTCAGCTCCCGGCATCCGCTCCGGCGGTTCGTCCGCGAGGGACCGGTCTCGAACGTCAAAGCGTCGGCGCTCTACCGTCGCGCGTCGATCGGCCTGAACCTCTACCGCACGTCACAAGGCTGGGGCACAGACGCCCCGCCGATCGCCACAGCCGAATCGCTCAACCCGCGCGCCTACGAGCTCGCCGCGTGTGGCGCGTTTTCGATCTCGACGGCCCGCGCCGAAGTCCATGAAGTCTTCGGGGATCTGGTGCCGACGTTTCAATCGCCGCACGACGCCCAGGCGTTGCTCGAGCTGTGGCTCGACGATGCCGCCGGCCGGCGGCGAATAACACAGCAACTCCCGGCCTGTGTGGCCGAGGCATCGTGGACGACGCGGGCGACCACGGTCATCGGGGATCTCGAAACGCTGCTGTCACGGCGGGCAGCGTGAGGCTACACAGATAAGGACGGTGTAAGGTGTCAAGATATCATGGAAAAGCTGGCGCTGTTTACGCGAGCACGACCGGCACCGGCGTAGCGACGCTCGTCGCCTCACTCAGTAAATGGTCGCTCAACATGGCGACCGACAAAGTCGACGTCACGGCGTTCGGGGACGCCAATAAGACCTACGTCCAGGGCTTGCGCGACGTCAAAGGCACGCTGTCGGGGTTCTGGGAAGACACGCAAGATCAGTTGTTCGATGCCTCGGAATCCACCGGCGGCGTGAGCTTGTATCTGTATCCCGCGAACACGGCGCCGACGGTGTACTTCTACGGGCCGGCGTGGCTCGACGCCTCGATCGATGTGGGCGTCTCTGGCGCGGTGACGGTGTCTGGATCGTTCGTGGCGAATGGCAGCTGGGGCAGGAAACCGTGAGGAAGTTGTAAAGACGTATGCCGGTGACGATGCGCGGCGTCGAGGCGAAGCTCGTCTGGGGGTATCTCCCGGCGGGCACGCTCGGCGCCTACACCGTCACGCGGGAGTTGGGTCGGTGGACGCTCACGGCCACGGTCGTGTCGTCCGACGCCTTCCGGGTCGCGCAGCACCCGCTGGCGTTTGTCGCCCCCCATGCGAAGGGGGCCTGGCGATGGCCGGTGGATGCGCTGTCGATTGTGGACGGGACGCTGTCGGCGTTGCTCGGTCCACCGGAGCACTGACCATGTCGGACTTTCCCGATCCCGAAGCCGTCCGGCTGTCTCTGGCCGACGGGGCGTTCATCGACGTTAAAAAACGGCTCACGCACGGCGAACGGGATGACATGTACGGCCTGATGGCGCCGTCGGTGACGCCCGGCGCCAAGCGCAGCGAGGTCCGGACCATCCAGGTCGCCACGTATCTCCTGGGGTGGTCGTTGACGAAGCGCGGGGCGCCGGTCCCTATGTCCCCCGATCTGTCGGAGGATGCGCGGATGGCGACGGTTCGCAGTCTGAGCCCCGAGCGGTTCGACGAGATTTATACCGCGCTCATG